CTGTTTCAATTTATACCAAAAACGACTCAAAGAGCCACGAGAATGACTGAGAAGCCTCCAGAAGCCTTCAAAGGGGGCGTAGACGGTAGCAATCGGGTCGAACAGGGAAAAGATAGGGACACAGACCTGCGAATACCGCTATTAGGCGTACAAACGCCCAGAATTCACACGCCGCTAAACGATTTACCCTCCAGAGGCGGTGATTTGATTGACTTAGCAGCTAGTTTGGGCGTCGATCTTATGGAATGGCAGAAATTTGCCCTTATTCACACACACAAGTACAAGCCAGACGGTCGTTGGGCGTCGCCTACAAATTGCATTGTTGTAGCTCGCCAGAATGGCAAAAGTTTTTTGCAACAGATCAGAATTCTTGGCGGTCTGTTTCTGTGGGACGAGCCGTTGCAGATTGGACAAGCTCACACGCTTAACACGTCGCTAGAGCAATTTAGGCAGATGATGTGGACGATTGAGGCAAACGACTCGTTGGCAAAGCAAGTCAAAAAGGTACGCCTTAATCATGGCGCAGAGGAGATTGAGACAAAAATGGGCACGCGGTTCATGGTGCGTGCTGGTGGCTCAGCTGCTCGCGGTATCAGCCGACCGTCGACGATACACCTTGACGAATTGTTGCGTATGAACAACATGGACTCATACGCATCATTGCGTTATACCCTTATGGCTGCACCCAACCCCATGCTTATGGGTTACACAAATGCTGGTGATAATACGTCAGTCGTGCTTAATTCTTTTAGAGATAGAGCTATGGCAAGTATTGGCGGCGTTATTGACGACATTGCTTATTTTGAGTGGTCGTCGCCAACAGATGAGATCACACTAGAAAACGCAAGGCACGCAAACCCTGCAATGGGTGTGACAATCCATGAGGACAACATTAGATCGGTGCTTAATGACCCACCCAACGTTGTTATGTCCGAAGTATTGTGCAGGTGGGTTGTGGCAATCCAAAACATTGTTGATGCAGCTGCATGGAACAATTGCCTAGACAAAACAGTTGATCTTGACCCTGAAAAAACAACCTGGCTAGCGATTGACTTGTCACCAGACAGAAAACACGCAAGTCTCGTTGGTGCCCAGAAAATTGGCGGCGAGCAGTTTGTTGTCAAGCTGCTGCACAGCTGGTCAAATGAGTTGCAGCTAGATGATCGGGAAATTGCCAACGAATTGGCAGACTATGCGCGCAAGTATCCAACAGAGTACGTGCTTTACAGTCGCAAGTCGGCTGGCGCGGTTGCATCACGCCTTGCACCAGCTGGCATACCTGTATTTGACATGGACGGCTCGTATCCGCAGAGCTGCGACGAAATGTTGTCTGCAATTAACTCAAATCGTTTGAAACACCGTGGGCAGAGCCAATTAACCGAGGAGATACTAGCTGCGGTGCAATTGCGTCGTGGTGACGGTGGTTGGGTGATTGGACGCCGTGCAAGTAACGCAGTTGTGTGTGGCGCAGTCGCGGTTGCACTTGTGACACATTTTGCGACACGCCCAGACAATGATCTTGACATTATGGTTGGGTGATCGTATAAGCCTGCAAGAATTAGGGCATGGGTTTATTCGATTTATTTTCGCCAAAGGTTGCAGCTGCCGTTCCAGCTGCGCCTTTGGACGTAGACGCAAGTCTGGCACCGTACTTCACAGAAAATAACAATTTTTACTTTTACGGCATAGCGCAGGCAAATCGCGCAGAAGCAATGAGTGTGCCGACAGTAGCTCGCGCATTGAGCATTATTCAAACAATTGCATCTTTGCCATTGCATACACGCAATGAAGCAACAGGAGAAAAAGTCACACAACCGCGTGTAATCAGCCAACCTGACCCACGCATACCAGGTTCTACATTTTACGGCTGGCTTATTAGCGATCTATTTTTTCATAACGCAGCTTATGCAATGGTCATGGAAAGATACGCTGATACAGGCAAAATCCGTGCAATGGAACGCGTTGCACCAGAGCGCGTGTCAATAACTACAAATTTTGATAATACAGAAATTACGGCTTACGAAATCGACGGCAAGCCAATTGACCCGACAAACCTTGTCGTGTTTCCAAATACGCAAGAAGGTTTGTTGGCTCGTGCAGGTCGTACAATCAAAGCAGCTGCCGCGTTAGAAAAGGCGTCGCTTAATTTCGCCAACGAGCCAACACCTCTCATGGTTTTGAAGTCAAATGGCACATCATTGCCAGCAGATCGCGTTGCAAAAATTTTGCAGGCATGGCGTACAGCTAGAGCCAATAAGTCGACAGCGTTTTTAAATGCTGACGTTACTATGGAGGCAGTCGGCTTTGACCCTAAGAATTTGCAGCTCAACGAAGCACGCAATTACGTAAGCCTTGAATTATCACGCGCCTGCGGCATACCTGCGTATTTTACAGACAGCCAGCAGTCAAGCTTTACATACGCAAACGCCTTAGACAAAAGGCGCGACCTTGTTGATTTTGCTTTCAGAAATTACATGTCGATTTTGGAACAACGTCTATCTTTTGCCGACTTTACGCCAGCAGGCAACAAAGTCATGTTTGATCTAGATAATTTCTTGCGTGGTAATCCATTTGAGCGTGCGCAAGTTTATGAAATCTTAAATCGTATTGGCGCAATGTCGATCGAGGAAATACGTGCCGAGGAGGACATGTTGTTATGAAAAAACTAATCACACCTATTGCCATTACGGCAGCAGACTCGAACAGTCGCACGATCACCGGTCGCATTGTGACTTTTGAGGAAACTGGCACAGCCTCAATTGGCAAAGTGCAATTTGCAAAAGGAAGCATTGACGCAGTACCAGTGTTACTTAATTTGGAACACGATCGCACACGTCGCATTGGCAAGACTTTGTCAATCGAAGCAAACGAGCAAGGTATTGACGCTACTTTCAAAATCGCAAACACAACAGCTGGCACAGATGCACTTGTTGAAGCGTCAGAAGGTTTGAGAGACGGTTTTAGCGTTGAGGTTTATTTCGACGAATACGAAACACTTAAGGACGGCACAGTGCGCATTATTAAAGGCGAAATGACTGGCGTTGCATTAACGTCAGAGCCAGCAATTAGATCAGCACGCGTTAACGAAGTCGCGGCAACAACAGGTGATCAGCCTGAGATTTCTGACTCAACAGTTGAGCCAGAGGTAACACCAACAACAGAAGGAGACGAAGTGGACAACACCGTCACAAACGCGGACACCGTCGAGACGGTAGAAGCTGCTCAGTCAGTAACAGCAAACGCAAAGCCAGCCGTAGGTGGTTGGACTTCAAAGCCACGCTTAGAGTTCACAGCTGCTAAGTACCTAGAAAACACAATTCGCGCCTCACTTGGCGAGGAGTCAGCACGTCAGTATGTCGCAGCGGCAGATGACACAACAGACAACGCAGGTCTTGTGCCTACACGTCAGTTGACAGAAGTTATCAACGGACTTGCTAACTCAACACGATCAGCAATTGACTCAATCAGCCGTGGCGTTTTGCCTGACGCTGGAATGTCATTTGAAATTCCAAAGATCACAACAATGCCAACAGTTGCAGAAACAGCAGAAGCAGGCACACCAAGCGAAACAGATCAGGCTTCAAGTTTCTTGTCAGTTACAGTCAAAAAGTATGCTGGACAGCAAACATTTAGCGTTGAATTGCTAGATCGCACATCACCATTATTCTTTAACGAGTTGCTTAACAACATGTCAGCAGCTTATGCAAAGGCAACAGACCTTGCTGTTTACACAGCACTGGCATCTGGTGCAACAGCTGATGCGACAACACTTACAACATACCCAACAGCTTCCGAGCTGCTTGGCTTTGTTTCACGCGGTGCTGCATCTGTTTACTCAAACACACAAGGTTTTGCTCGCAACATCTTGGCAAACACAAGCCAGTGGGCAAACCTAATGACACTTAATGACTCAGGTCGTCCAATTTACATGGCTGCACAGCCAAGCAACGCAGGCGGCGCAGTACGTCCAGACTCAATCCGCGGCAACGTCGCAGGTCTTGATCTATACGTCACAGCAAACGTACCGTCAGCAAATGACACTGACAAAGATGACTCAATGCTTATCATCAACCCAAGTGCTTACACATGGTACGAGTCACCAACATACCGCTTGCGTGCAGACGTAATCGCGTCAGGTCAGATCGCAGTATCAGTTTACGGTTATGGCGCAATTGCAACCAAGATCGGTGCCGGCGCGTTCGGTATCAACAAGACCTGATAACAACCCACTAATCATGCGGCGATTTCTCCCGAGGTCGCCGCAGCAGTCGAAAGGAAACGGACATGCCTAGCATTGTTACAGCAAGTCAATTGCGCACGGTGCTTGGCGTGTCCGTTTCACTTTACAGTGACAGTTATCTTGACGAAATTATTAACACTAGCGAGGACGTAATTTTGCCTATGCTGGTGGCTAACGTTTCAGGCGTTGAGTCGTACAGCCTTAAAGATAACGTCGCAACATTTGTCACAGTGCGTGAGCATTATTTTGTAACAGGTCAGTCAATTATTGTCACAGGATTACCTGCACCATTTAGCGCAACATTTACAGTCGTTGACAGCGCGCCGTATTACTTTACGGCTGCACTTACAAATGCTGACGTTTCAGCTCGCCCAATTGTGCCAAATGGCAAAGCAACATTGTCAGGTTACTCAGCTGCGCAGCTTTATGCCAGCACACCAGCTATTGAGTCAGCAATCCTGGCTGTTAGCGTTGAGGTGTTTCAATCACGTGTCGCAGCTGGTGGACAGATTGAGGGCGTTGATTTTACAAGCTCGCCGTACCGTATGGGTCGCAGCTTGACTAACCGCGTCAGCACATTGCTTATGCCTTATCTGGACGCTGAGACAGTGTGCCAATAAATGCCAGCAAACTCAATTGCCGAAACGAGATCAGCTTTAGCCACAGCCTTTAGTGCGCTATCTGCCAACGTTTACCCAAGCGTGCCAGAGTCACCAATACCACCAGCAATTGTGGTCGTGCC